GATCAGCCTTGAGTGATGCGGTTACGCGCTCAGCGGTAACGGTGCTTGGTAGGTCGCCATTTATGGCGGCTACGGCAGCCGGAAAGCTGATTCCGTCATATTGCATGATAAACTGAACAGCATCACCGCCAGCGCCGCAGCCCTGGCAGTAACAGAAGTTCTTGTCGATCACCACGTTGAAGCTTGGCGTCTTCTCCTTGTGGAACGGGCAAAGGCCGACGTAGTTCTTGCCAGCCTTCTTTACCTCCATGCGCGACTCAACTACGGCAAGGATGTCGTAGTTGGCGCGGTTTATGTCGGATTGAGGGATTTTTCCGGCGGTCATTTTGGCTCACGCATTCCTTTGGCATTGCCAAACTTTGACTTTGCCAGCTCCAGCGCGTGTCTAGCATACTCCACATTTTGCTGCTCCCTGGCCACAAGGAATTCCTTTGCATGCCGCCATGAGTCATGGAATTGCCCCCAGCTGCTAACCTTTGCCTCCCTTCTTGCTTTGCCATTGGTTTCAACCAGCACGAAATGCTCTGTCTCGCTTACAATGCTTACCGGCTCGATCGTCAAGTCGTAAGATGTTCTGTACTTGATCATGCTTTCCTCTCCTTCAATAATCCATCTCATGCAAATCAGGCCGAATCATCTCAGCGGTAACTCCTTCGAACTCAGGAAGCGCCAGCAGCGTTTGTACGTGCCGCTTAGGCAGATACCCGCGGGCCATCCAATTGTTGACCAGCGACGGGCGGCTGACACCCAGCTTGCCAGCAAGCGCCTTGCGCGAGTTGTTCAGCTTGGATAGCGCCAGCAGCAAGCCCTGACCGCGAGCGGTGTTTTCCAGGCTGGCCATTAGGTCGCGCGGGCCTTTAGCCAGATCCCAGTTCGTTACGTCTGGGCGCAGGTCTTCTTTGCGCACACCTTCAAACGCAGACTCGATTGCCAGCGCGCCACCCTTGCTGACTCGGCCAGACAGGTAGATCCAGTTATCTACAACCTGAGAGCTAACCTCCAGCTCGGCAGCCAGATCCTTTGGGCCGCCCGCCGCGTTGATCACCTTGAGCAACGCCTTGCCCTCGGGCGTGGCGCTCAATTTTTCCTGCATCACCGTTCGATTCATATTTTGCCCCTTGATAGTTGCTATCTGACTGCGTATAGTGTGCCCTATAGGTTGGATTTAATCAATAGAGAGGGCTGATGTAATGAACGACCGTGAATTGCTGGAAATGGCGGCTAAGGCCTTAGGTGGTGAATACCGTGACCATGATTTGGGCGGCCAATATCTGGCTTTACCACCGAACTGGAATGGCATCAACTGGGATCCCCTGCGGAACGATGGGGATGCATTCCGCCTGATGGTCAGGTTCCGTATGTGGCGAGAATGTGATGACGGAATCTGCTGTGTTGAAAGTCCCAAGGATCATGGCGGAGACGAGAACAAAGCTGTCCGCCGCGCCATCGTCCGCGCCGCCGCCGAAATCGGCAAGGCCATGCCATGAAAACCCACGCCCGCTGTCGACAATGCCGCGCACGGCGGGCGCTATCGAAATACCCTGACCAATACAAAATCCTGCCAAAGTGCCGCGTTTGCGGCCATCGCGGGTTTACAGTCGATGCCTACCGGATGGCAGGCAAAGGCAAGACAATCACATGCCATCGCGATTGCCGTCACTATCCGCATCGCTTAGGCAGCAACGTTTGCAATCTCAACAAAGATGGCTCTTACAAGGAATTCAGCGAATGACCTACACCATGACCAAGCTGGTAGGCGACAAAACCGTAAAGCGCGGCGACCTGTTCCGCGTGGCAATCGAAAATCTTGTTGTGGTCGAAGGCTTCAACGACAGTCGCCGATTCAACGACCCAGCCGAGCTGCGCGCTCACATCGACGGCATGAAGGCTTTCGTTCGCAATGGCGGCAAGCTGCCTCCGATTGAGGTGTGGGTGAACCCTGAGACTGGCGCTACTGAGTTGGTTGAGGGTCACTGCCGCACCGCCTGCTATCGCGAGCTGGCGCTTGAGGGCTACGAGGTCAAGCCAGGCGAGCTGCTGGAGTACGTAAACGCTCTGCTGTTCACTGGCACCGCTGCCGAGCGCAAGGCGCGCATCGTCACCAGTAATAGCCAGCTTGCCCTTGCTCCTCTCGGTTACGCCAAGGTCTACAGCGACCTCCGAGCCGAAGGCCTGAGCAATGCTGAAATCGCAGCCATGGTCGGCAAGTCTCGTGGCCACGTTGATCAGATGCTGTTGCTTTCTGATGGCGGCGATAAGGTGCATGAAGCCGTCAAGGCTGGTGTCGTCAGCGCAACCGAGGCTGTGCACATTGTGCGCCAGCATCGCGAGGAGGCAGGCGAGGAGATTGAGCGTCGTGCACAGGTTGCTGCTGAGCAAGGCAAAGCCAAGGTTACGGCAGCGGTTGCTAAGCCTAAAGCGCCAAAGCCAGTCAAGGCTAAGCGTGAATGGCCAAGCAATCTGGTGGCTGCTGCTCGGGCCGTATTCACCAGCCTGGGCGATGATGCGCCGAAGATCATTATGGGTAACTGCAAGCCGATGGAAGAGGTTGACTCTGGCATTCTGGCTGAATTGCTGATGGCGATAGCTGATATCCCGCGTGACGAGGAGTATGGAGAGCCAGTTGATGATGGGCAGATGGATATGCTCGCCAATGGCTGACTTGGTTTTGCGCCCGCTCCTGTGGGCGCTTTACTCCCACGCGCTCACATTGACCGCGCTCTACATCGGGTTTGAGGGTTTAAACCTATGTCTCAACTAAGCTTCCAGCGCCCATCGGTAGCCGCTGCCATCAAGCATATTCGCAAGAAGGCGGCTATAGAATTCGAGGGCATGAAGATCCACCCACCGCTGGTAGTCAATGCCTCGGTATCGTCCGGCAAGTCGTTCATGATTGCGCATCTGGCGAAAGCTGTGCATGAGGCTGGTCAGGTGCGCGGTAACCGTGTTCGGGTTCTTGTGCTGCAAGTCCAGGGTATCCTGTGCGAGCAGAACTACGAGGCCGCTGGCGCGCTCGGAATGCAGCGCTCGGTCTACTCTGCGTCCGCATTCGGCGGCAAGAAATCCACCTACTTCGACGTGATCTACGCCACGATAGGAACTATTGCCCGCGCACTTGATGAGCCTAAATTCTCTGGCTTCACGGAGGAGGAGTGGGCCGCACACCCCGACTACCGAGCAAGCCTGGACAAGTTTCACCCCGACCTGATCGTGCCGGACGAATGCCACCAGATCCCCTGGGATGACCCTGAATCGCAGTACATGAAGGTTTTCATGCACTTCTACCGGCAGAAGGCGCATATGCGCGTCGTTGGTATGACTGGCTCGCCTTTCCGTGGTGTCGAGTCGATCATTGGCCCGTTCTGGTCTGGCTTCGCGCAGATCAGCGCCAATGATCCGATGTACCCCGATGGCGGCATTGGTGACGGCCAGATCAGTACCGAGTTCATGGTTGACCAGGGCTGGGTAGTTCCGCCGCGCTTTGGCGTGCCGCATGTCGATGGCTACGACTTCTCATCCACAAGCTGGGACACGGACAACGAATTCGAGCTGAACAAGCTCACCGAATCCGAGCAGAAGCTTGCGAACATCTTGGGCGAGGTTATTCAGGTATCCAAGGATCGCAAGGGCGTGCTGATTTTCTGCGCCACTCAGCGCCACGCTAAAGACACCGTAAAGATGCTTGAGCGGCTTGGGGTTGATCCGGCAGCCATCGGCCTAATCATCGACAAGACCAGCCAAAAGGATCAGACGCGGATTCTAAAGGCTGCGAAGAATGGCGCAATAAAATTCACGGTAAACGTTGGTGTGCTGACCACGGGGGTTAACGTTCCTTGGTGGGATACGCTGGTCTTCCTGCGTCCTATCGGCACCCTCACCCTGCTGACTCAGGCTATTGGTCGTGTACTGCGCCTGCTGTTCGGCGAAGACGATCCAGATATGGTTGTCCGTGACCTGCTGACCGCCGATGAGCGCAAGGAGATCATTGCCGCCAGCGACAAGCCAGACGCACTGATCATGGACTATGCGGGCGTCATGGATCGCCTGGGGTCGCTGTATGAAAACCCGATCCTTGAGCAGGCCGAGTTGGACAAGGCTCGCCAGCGCCATGAGGTGCAGTATTGCCCGCTGTGCAATGCCGAAAACTCGATCCACGCCAGGCGCTGCATTGGGCGTGATCGCCACGGCATCCGCTGCGAGCATTTCTACAAGTTCAAGACTTGCCCGGATTGCGGCGAAAAGAATGACGTGGTGGCTCGGCAGTGCAGGAATTCGGCGTGCGGCAGGCAGTTGATCGATCCGAATGAGGTGCTTACGAATAAGCATTATTCGGATGCCGAGCTGATGCGGGTGATCGAGCAGAAGATCACAGCAGGCGACAATGGGTTGCTGGTTTTTGAGTGGTTGCTTGCGGATGGCGCTAGGCCTAAGAAGTTCTTCTATCCGGCTGGCGGCAAGAATGTTCAGATTAATAAGCGATTGTTCTACAACGAAGTTATCAAGGAGCACTGCCTGACGCCTGCGGCCAAGAAGCTCGCTCGCAACCTTAGCGCTTATCAGTGCGTGGAGATGGCGAGCATCTTTGCGGTGCCAACGCATATGTCGGCTCGGCAGAATGACAAAGGGAAATGGAATATAGGCCGAAGGGTGTTTGCTGAGGTTGAGCAGGAGGTGGAGGCGTGAAGACGATTGCCGCTTTATTCGTCCAGCCTGATGGCTGCTACTCAAACGATCCCAGGGTTGACCCTTGGCCGGAATCCCGAGACGCCCGAAGATATGCTGGCCGCCTGCCGGTAGTAGCTCATCCACCTTGCCAACTATGGGGTGCAATGGCGGCTGTCAACTATTCAAGATGGGGTGGCGAGCATAACAGGCCAGGAAATGACAAGGGTTGCTTTGCTTCTGCTTTGTTCTGCGTAAACACATATGGCGGCGTACTTGAGCATCCCGCAAAAACCAGGGCTTGGGCTGCACACGGGCTTACCAAGCCTGTAGGGATAGGCTGGTCAAGATGCGGTGAAGGGTGGGTTTGCGAGGTGTGGCAAAGCGCATATGGCCATCGCGCAAACAAGGCGACATGGCTTTACTATAAGGGGCGAAAGCCTCCAAAAGAGCTAAATTGGAGTCGACCATCAGGCACGCATCAGGTTGGATTTCAGGATCAGCGCGGAAAATCGGCTAATAAGCCAACGCTTAGCAAGCGTGAGGCAAATGCAACCCCTGAGCTATTTAAGGAAGAACTTATAGCGTTGGCCGAGGGGGCCTTATGATCCACCAATACGCCACCTTCAACTCTAACGGCAACTCCGAGCGAGGCGAGCACCTATCCTGCGCCGCCTGGCTCAAGGAGCATCACCCTGATCGCTGGCAGTGGATCTTTCACTGCCCGAACGAATCCCGCTCCACACCGCAACACCGAGCCATGCTCGCAAGCATGGGAGTCAAGCCAGGAATCCCTGACCTGATCGACCTAGACGGCCAGCGCGGCATCATTGGTATGTTCGAGCTAAAGCGGCGCGACAAGAAGGCGCGTCCAACCAAGGAGCAAAACGTCTTCCTGCTCAACAATGCACAGGCTGGCGGTTTCTCGGCTGTCTGCTGGGGCTTCGATCAGTTTGTGATTGCCTATAGTGATTATCTAGAGTATTGTTTGATCCGTGGCGCCAAGTGATGGCGCCGAATTGAGAGGGGTTTATCTGATGGCTACTCAAAAAGAAATCGTGCTGTGCCAAGAGATTTTGGGGCTTAGCATCGAAATCAACATGACGTCGAATTACAACGTCTGGGTTGACTTCGCTGGACACGTAAAGTCTATCGAGGTCCGTGTAACCAACGGAAAGTGGTCTGACCAGGTTGAGACGCCATACCTTTCAGGATGGGGCTTGTCTTTTGATGAGAATGCTCACCGCGTATACCTAAGCACTGATTATAAGCTTGGCCGCGGCGAATCCATGGATGATGTAATCGCCTACAAGATCGAAAAGCTGGAGAAGATTAAGGCTGGCCTGATCGATCTGCTTAACGGGGAGTCCGCATAATGCCAATAATCGCAGATCTCCCCTTCGACCAATACCTGGCAATCGAAGCAGCCTCGAACTCCTTCCTCAAGGATATGCGCCGCAGTCCTGCGCACGCCCGCCACAAGGAAGCCGAGGACTACGACACCCGCGCCAAGGAAATCGGCTCGGCCATCCATATGGCGCTGCTGGAGCCTGAGAGGTTCAGCGAGCATTACCTGATCGCTGATGCGGATGATCGTCGTTCAGCCAAGTACAAAGGCCTGGCAATGGATGTGGGCGGCGATCGCGTGCTTACCATCAGCGAGCACAAGCGCATCCTCGGCATGCAGGATAGCGCTTATCAGAACAAGCGTTTTGCCAAGATCATGGGTATGCCTGGCCGAAACGAGCTGTCCGTGGTCGGCAAAGATCCGGTGACAGGCGTGCCAGTCAAATGCCGATTTGACCGCAAGGGCGATGGCATGTGGGCCATGGATCTCAAGAAGTGCCAAGACGCTCGCGGCTCAGAGTTCGTCAAGGCGATCACCAATTACGGCTACTACATGCAAGTGGCCTTCTACACCGACGTGTGGTTTTGGGAGACTGGCGAAAAGCTCAGGTCATTCCCGATTGCCGCGCTAGAGGAGAAGGCACCGCACGGCCTGGTCATGCACGACCTTGATGAGGTGGCTCTGATCTTGGGTCGTAAGCACTATCGCGAGGCTCTGGATTCTTATGCGCGTTGCGTGGAGTCCGGCGTGTGGCCTGGGTATGAAGATGAATCGGAGCTGACCAGCGTTACTAGCTGGGCAGCCATGGAACTGGAAGACGAGGTGATGCAATGACCCTGACAGCAGAGCAGCTGCAACGAGCAACTCAGGCTCGCAGCGATCAACTTAACGGCTGCGACATTCTTGGTGGCCCTCTGGTTACTCGCATTGTTGACGTGCGCGCTGGTAATTCCGAGCAGCCAGTGGTGATCGTTATCGATTCATGGCCTCAACCGTGGAAGCCGTCCAAGACTTCTTTGCGAGTCCTGTGCGCTTGCTGGGGTGGCGACCCACAGCAGTGGGTTGGCCGATATGCAGTCCTGTACTGCGACGAAACCGTGAAGTTCGGCGGGGAGATGGTTGGCGGCATCCGCACCAGTCACCTTAGCCACATCGACGGCACGAAGAAGATCGCGGTCAATGCCACTCGCGGCAAGAAGAAGATCGAGACGGTAGAGCCATACTACCCGCAAGCCGACCAGCAAGCGCCTTCCGAGGTGGTTTACTGGCCTGATGATGCGTTCGCCAAGCAACTGACTGCTGCCACACCAAAGCTCGAATCCGGCGAACTGGTCGCGGCTGATGTGATCGCCAGGCTGGAGAAGAAAGCGCCTATCACTGCGGGTCAGCGGGCGCGAATCGAGGCAATCAAACCGATTCAGCCTGAGCCGGCAGCGCATGAAGACGATCTCGAACCGCCGCCTTCGGATGAATTCTTCGGATAATTGATATTTGGTGTTGACTCATTATAGTTGCGGCGCTATAGTGAGTCCATCGAAACGAACAACGCCCTGGAGGGCAGAGACGATGACTGGCAAGAGGTGGTTCTA